AAGCCTACGCAAAACCAGATATAATAGCAGATGTTTTAAAGACGGAAATAGAAAATCGTATAAATGCTTTATTTGTTTATAACCCCAAATACATAGAAATAATAACTGACTATGAAAACAGAAGATTTAAAATAGGAAAACCTGTCTTAAAAGCAGTTCTAGTGAACACAATAATGGAAATATCAGAAATAGAAAATGTAGAAATTATATCTCCATCAGCGGATATACCAGTCCTACCAAAAGAAATACCAGTAATAAATACACTACAAGTGGAGGTATCTCAATGACACAAACAGAAAAAGATAAACTAAAGCAAATACTCCAGCTAACCTATCCAGAGGCGGATCCAACGCTTATAGACCAGATTATTTCAATAAATGCCGATTTAACTTTTGAAGAAGCACAAAAACAAAGTGAAATAATCCTTTTAAACAGACTAATACTTGAACTTGATGAAAAAATAAAGCTTGGAGAAATAGAAACACAAAACACAGAAAAACTAAAACTGTTAAAAGAACGCCTCCAGACCCTTCAGCAAGAAAGAAAACAAAAAGCAAGGATAATCAGTCTTGAGTAAAATACAAAAGCTACAAACAAAGCTAAAAGAAAAGTTTGAAAAGTTATTACAGGATTATGGACAGGAAATTTTACTAAACGGACAGCCGATAACAGCTATATACATAAAAGAAGAGGAAAACTTACCAATAGAGCAGTTTGGAATTATTCCTACCAGTCAGACAACAATTTACCTACCAATAGATACTCCTATAACGGAAACAGACAAAATAGAGATAGAAGGAAAATTGTTTAAGGTGAGCAAAATATCTATTCACTATCGTGTTTTTAAAATAGTAATTCTTGAAGAGGTAGATATTGACTAAACTAACACGGGAAAAGATAATAAAACTTCAGCAAGAGGCACGGGAAGCACTATTAAAAGAAGGCAATAAATACAAAAAGGAAGTAGATAATCTTCTTAAACAACTAGAGAAAGATATTATCCATAGATTAGCAAAAGAACCTAAATCAAAATATCATGAATGGCGATTAAGGGAAATATTAAAAGATATAGAAAACTACCATAGGCAGTTTGACCATTCACTTAGGAACTCTGTTAAAAAGATGATAAAAAATGTCCTCATTATAGCAATAGAAAAGGCTTTAACATTGCTAAATCTGTTTGGAATAGGTAAAGAATTAAAAAGGAAGTATAAAGAAAAAATTATTATCAAAGAAGATAGTATAAAAGTTGCAGACTTTTCTATAATTCCCGTTGAAGCGATAGAGTTTTTAGCGGCATACTCTATGCAGTTTACTGATAATCTATCACAAGACCTGATAAAACAGATAAAAATGCGGATACAGCTGGGAATAGCAGAAGGGAAAACATTAGGGGAGATAGCAAGTGAAATATCCGTGTTAGACCTGCCTACAATAAAACCATTCAAAAGTGTTCAAGACAGGGCATACACAATAGCTAGAACAGAAACGGCACGGGCTTACCATATGGGACAGTTGCTAAAGTATAAAGAGTGGGGAGTAGAAGAGATAATAATCATCTGTGGTAAAATCCCTTGTCCAATCTGCCAGAGCCACTGCGACACAGTCCACCCAATAGAATATGCCGATGAGGTTCTAAAACACCCCAACTGCACCTGCACATATGCCCCAATCAAACGCAAGGGCAAAGTCTTAAACACCGGGGGATATTACGAGGAAAAGAAAAATCTTTCTGAAAAGAAACAGTGGACACTAAACACAGCAAAAAATTTTTATAAAGAAGTAGAAAACAGGTTTAAAAATGTAAAGACTAAAGAGGAAGCCGTAGAAGTATTTAAAGAGATGTTCCCTTCAGAAAGAGAATTTTATAAACATCTGAAAAAACATATTTTTGAAAATATTTACGATATAGAATTGGAAAATTGGGTAAAAGCTCGGGAAGAGGATGTAAAGAGTAAATACAAATATTCTAAAGAATATCTTGAAATTTTTATTAAAACAATAGTAAAACCTTCAAAAATTATCTATCAACTACCAAATAGAAAAGAAGCAAGTCCAAGAACGGTTATATATAGTAAGCTTAATACATTTGCTATTATTTTGGAAGGAAATAAAATTATAAGTGTATCTTATAATGAATTTGATACATTAGAAGAATGGATTAAAAATAGAAAAGAAAAAGACAAAGAAATTATAGAGGTTGGATTAGATGAAGAATTTAGAACATTATATAAAAGCTTACAGGAACGATTTGAAAGATTTACTCTTTGATATTCAACAAAAAGAGCATCTAAAAAAAGAATGGGATTATGGAATAGAAATAAATATTGATAATATCTCTACTGATAGAAATATCATAGAACATCTAAAATATAAATTAACTCCTGAACAAGAAAGAGAAGTAGAAAAACTTGACAAGAAACTCCTTGAGATATACGAGAGTTTAAAAGGAACTCAGTATGAAGAACTGTTTATAAACTATTTAAAACCCTACCTTCCAGTTATAACTACCGTGTAAAATTAATTACTTGATTACTTTGTAAAAAAAGTAAAATCAATTTCCCTCTTTCTTGATTAAAATGCCCCTGTATAAAAACTACAGGGGAAAAAGTTGTTATTTCAACCAAGCTTAGAAGCTATAATCCAATATGCAATAAACCATATTAAGAATTTTCCTATAACTCTCTATTACCAATACAAGCCACAAACAGTAAAGCCCCCTCTTATTGTTTACAGAATAGACAAAGAAGAAAAGCCCAAATTCCAAAGGTTCTACAAAATAACAGAAAACAAGGTTTATCACAAAGTAGCAGATGCAAAGCTAAACATTCATCTGTTCCTGATAGCACACCAAAACAGTATCTTTTCTTTATCCCAGAGTTTAGACAACCATATTTTTTCAATAAAGAACCCATATATAGACGATGAATATATCAAATTTACATACAGAACTTTCCAACCTTTTGAAAGTAAAGAGTTTGAAAAAGAAGGATACCTAACTATGGAAGCTATCCTAACAGCCCATTATCCAATTTTAAAAACAAAAGACCTAATACAGGTATCTGTAAAAAATGTAAAACAAAATTGAAATTTTTTTACATATGATTGTTTTTAAAAACTGGAGAAAAAGGATGGCAAAGAAGGAGCAAACAGAAAAAACATACACACTAAAAGAGTTTGCAGAAAAACATCTAAAAACACCTTTCAAAAACCAGACCTATATGTTGGAAGGCATAAAAGCAATGTTTAACCTCAAAGACGACGCAAAGCTAACAGAAGAAGAATTCCTAAAGATGCTAAAAAATTTCAAAGGAAAGAAAACAGAGGGATAAAAAATGCCAAGAGATATACCATACGTGAAAATAATATTTGCTGACGGTGGAATAGGATATATCCCAGCAACAGCAGATGGAATACCACTCTTCGTGGGAGTATCAACGGAAGGAACAGCAGAAGATAATAAAGTAGTAGCTATAAGCCCAGACAATAAAGATATAGTTTTTGACCTTTTTGGAGATACACCATTCACCCAGAAGATAATGGACTTCTTCTCAATGGGTGGTGGCATATGCTATGCAGTAAAAACATCAAACGCAACAAATGAAGGAATACTGACAGCATTAGATAGTGCAGTAGAGAGCCTAAAAACAGATGGACAGCTGAACATAGAGTTTATATCAGTTTTAACCCCAGCTGACAAAACATTAGCGGCAGCGATAGCAAGCTATTTAGACTTTTTAGAACAAGAAGATATTTTCATTTTTGCAGTTCTGCAGACCAGATACATTACAGATGATGAAACAGTAGATGACTATGTAACTAATGTAAAAAACGAATGGCAAGGATTTACAAGCAAAAGGGTTGCGGTAGTTTCTGCATTTGCAAACATAACAAACCTAACAGGAAAAACCAGAGTAGATAACATCATCGGATTAGTATCAGGTCTTATCGCAAAGGCAAAGGTAAACCGATCCATAGGAGAAGTAAGAAGCTTCCCTTTATCACCAGTAAGTAGACTTATGCCAGAAGGAATAAACAAAGCACACCTAAATACATTAAACTCAGCAGGTTTTATCGTTGCAACAGCTTACAATGGCAAAAAAGGATACTTTATAGCCCGTGAAAATATGTTTACAAATGAAACATCAGACTACAATGTAATGACAAATGTTAGAGTAGCAAACAAAGCTGGCAGAATAATCTATTTAACACTGCTTGATTACGCTAATATAACAGTTGAACCACCAGACAACATAGACCCACAAAACCCACCACCACCAGAAAAATCACCAACGGTGTATGATGTGCAATTAAAACTAGAAAATGCCCTTAACTCAATGCTAAAAGCAAAAGAGATATATGGATTTTATGTGAATATTCCTGCAGGGCAAAACATCTGGAGTGAAGAAAAACTTTTAGTTAAATGGGGAGTAGCACCAACACCAATTATTAGATACATAGAGGGAGAACATAAATTCTTTAATCCAATGTTAATGGGAGGAACTTGATGGCGATACCAAAAATAAACGGACGCTATTACGACTGGGCGTCAGTAGAAGTATCAATGGATTTCATAAATAAATCGATAATTTCAGAAATAGTTGAAATTAGTTACGAAGAAAAAACTGAAATGAAACATAGATATGGTCTTGGTTTACAACCGAGGGGATACGCAAAAGGAAACAGAGAATATACAGGAAAAATAGTATTCAATAACGAAGGTTGGGATGAATTGATGGATTTCGCAAGAAGATATGGATATAAGCATATAGATGAGCTTCCTCCAATAAACATAAATGTTCATTATCTTAACGACGAAGGAGATAGAGTAATCACCGATGTTTTAGAAGGAGTAAAATTCTATAGCCCTAAAAAAAGTGCAAAACAAGGAGATACAGAGTTAACAACAGAAGTAGAAATGATAATGATGAATATAAAATGGAACGCATAAACTATGGATAGAAAGCAAATAGCAGATTATCTTTGGAATAAAGCACCATCACATCTAAAGGATAACCAGCTTGACGAGGAGAAAGATACTTTCAAGTTATTTGAGATTTGGGCTGGTAGAGGCTATGAAGTAAGAGAGGCAATGAAAACCTCCCGACTTAATCGCTTTCCACAAACAGCAAGTAAAGAAGCATTGTATCTGATTGGGAAGGAACGACAGATAGAAAAATTTGATTTTGAAACAGAAGAAGAATTTAGACAAAGAGTAATAAATGCATTAGATTGGCACAGATTAAAGGGAACTACAAAAGGAATAAAATCAATTTTAAAAATCTATGGCTTTGAAGATGTAAAAATAACTCCAGCATTAGAAGAAAACAAAGGACAATGGGCAGAGTTCAATCTGCTACTCGATAATGTAAAAGACATTAGCCAAGTAAAAGACA